GGGCTTGCGACCGGCGTTGTGATAAGGCTGCTCACCCTCCACCTTCATCACCTTGCCGCCCTTCTTGAACTGCCGACGCGAGATCGGGCGCAGGCCCGTCTGCACATCCGCATTGAGCATATCCGGCGGGGTGTAGCCAGAGGCATCCACCTTCATCTTGGGATCGGTGCGGATAAGGCGAGCAATCTTGCTCTTCATCGCCTCCCGCGCCTTTTTTGAAGCTTCAGACATTTCGTTCTCCAGAGAAGTAGAACCGGCGTCCCGGTTGGCGATTATCGCCTTGACAAGTGTGAAACTAAACGTAAGGCGTGGTCAACTATGCCGCCGGTGGACTTTTCCGGCTCAGAAACAGAAAGAGGCTGGTCCGAAGGGTTCTTCGGGGCCAGCCTCATCCTTTTTTCCGCCCGATCAATAAAAGCGGAGTGATTCGCCTCTACTTGCTGTGCGAATGCTTTGAGCTGCTTTTCGGCTTGGGTGAGATGATCAATTCTGGCCCTGTGTGCAAGCCAAGCTCTTCTGCTCGCTTCAGGGACATCGGTCGCAGTGACGGATGACCTGAGTAAACCCCGTGCTTCACGGCCTTCCATCCCCGTGAGTCGCGCTTGTCGTATGAAGTCATTTTTTATTCCTCCAATAAGTTTAGATCGAATATTTCCATACTCACTATCAGGAGTATAGACAGAAGAAAAGTCATGTGCAATGACTTCTGCGTTCGGGTGCTTTGTCTCAAGAGTTTGACGATATGCGTCGCCCAGTTTTTGATTATCAATGCCAACAGGAACATCGCCGCTAAAGTTGGGAAGCACATCAAATTGATACCCATTAGGATGACGAACATAGCTCATATCATGCCCAGCCTGAGTCAAAGACTTGGCAAAGCTCCTGATGTCATCTGGATGAATTTGATTCAAGGTTGGAACAAAGATTGAATGGCCTCTGATGTGCCCTTCTCTTGGCTTGCTGTCCAATTCTGCAGTATGAATTTTTGATGTGGCCATTGCAGCCTGACGCAATGGCCCACCGGCCAAGGCGTTGAACATTGCAATGTGATCATCTGACATGTCCTTCAAGGGCACGCGAATGTTTGGCGACACATCACCTTCAAAAGTTCCGCCAACGCTTAACGGATCATCTTTTGTCGGATGCATGATACGAGTGATGTCTGACTCTTGAGAAAGGTTTCCCGTAATAGCCTTTTTAAGCCGATCCCAAGGATGTAACTTGCCTCTGGCAGAGTGATACATCGTACCAACAAGCGTATTTAAATAATCTTTTTGTGAAACAGTATCACCGTTTTGAACGGCAAGGTCATACAACTGACGCGCTCTTTCTCCATTGGGAGTTAACTTGGTGCCAAATTCAATAGTTGCCTTTGGAGCATTCCTGAATGCTGCCGTTGTTCTTCTCAAAGCATCTGCAAAGCCCGGATGCATCAATGCTTTGCGAGTAATCTTGTCTCCCTCAATTCCCGGAATGTTTGCATCTTTTAATTTCTTAACAATTTTTCCCCAAACTTGGTGATAAGCATCACCAGAAGACACTTCGGCATTTGGGTCTCTCAAATGAACCCATGCAGGAGCTTGAAAGTTCCAACTTTGATGAACAAACGGCGCTTCATGCCCATGACGTTGATTGTACAAATCTCTAATCTTGTTGAAGTACAACGCCATAGGCTCGTGCAATGACTGATTCTGTGACATCACATCATCTGGCACTCCAAACATTCTTCCAACCCAAACATCATTGACTGAAATTGGGAAACGAGTCGGAACACCACCGGCAAGAGCAAGAGTGTCTGAGAAATGTCCCGTTTTGTTGCCCGGCAAAGCGGAGCTTTCTTGCCCTTTTCTAGACAACGCCTGACGAACAGCAGAAGGCTGCGTCAAATCAACATCAACAGGTTTCCTTTGCAAAGTTTGAGAAAGAACGCCAAGGCCACGTTCGGCGTTATCAAGCGGTTCTGCTCTGGCAGATGTAGCGCCAATCAAGTCCATAAGATGTAAATGTTCTTTGGCGCTCAAGTCAGGCATATTTTCTGCCATCTTTTCGCCAGACAGTTCGTACCAAAGCCGATCTTTTATCGGCAAGCTCATCGCCTTGTGCCAATCAGAAGCGCCAAACGTCGGCACAATCTTGTGTTGAGCAACCGCGTTTTTTGCAGCTTGAGAGCTTTCGTTTACAGCTTGCTGCCACAAAGCATGCAACTCATGGTCTTGAACATTGAATCCAGTTCCACGGCTCTCAAGCACTTCTCGCGGCAAGTCAGACCAGCGACCACCGCCGGGAGCGCCCGGAGTGTACTGGCCGCCTACAACACGACTAGATTCAGGCACAATTTTGTTCAATCGTTGATTGACAATGTCAGAGCCAACTCGTGTGTCTGCGCGAGCAGCGGCAAGCTCTTCATTGGTTGGATCCGGCGTTTTTGGTAAAATAGGTTGCCCACGTTTGATGATTTGAGACAAATGAGGCTCATCATCTGTGTTTGCGCCACCAAAAGATTTTGCGCTTCTTGCCACCATCAGCGCACGGCGGATGGTCTTTTGGGGGTCTCTCATGTTCTTGAATGCCTCATCTGGTACTTGAGCAATTGCGCCGCCAGAGGCCATCGGATTTATACCGCCGTATGGTTTGACCGCTTGATTAAACTCTTCTTTAGTTGCAAATCTTCCAAGCTTTTCTTTTACCTCAGCAGGAAGCATTGGTCCCATTTCATTCAGATCGTGCAAATCCGCATGATGAAGTTCATTCACATTTCCCCAGTTTTGTGATTTCACAAAATCTTGCACATACGGGATGTACTTACTGACAGGCTTGCGATTGCCCTTTCCCTTTATCTGTTCAATTGAAGGCATGCGCTCTTCGTCCGCATAATCTCCCGCCATGTCGTCGTAAAAATCCGGCTCAGAAGATGACTCAATAGTTACGTGCGGCTCACCAGTCTTCTTGTTGCGAAGGCTAAAAATGCGCGTATCGCCGCTTAACACAGCGTCGGTATATGTGCCAACGCAATGGCCCATTACGTCAGCTTCGTACTTCAAAGCCTCTTTTAAATGTTTATCTGACGCAGGGCGGCCCTCAGAAATTGTATCGTTATATTTGCTAATGAAAAATGGAAATTTTTTTAATTTATTTGTAAGAGAAGTGTTTAAATAATCGTCATTTGAATTTTTGAGGGAATCATTAAATCTATCAATGTATTGTTGAGCATGCTCTTCACTTTCAAAATTTTTCTCAGGAAAAGCTCCGCCAACTTGCCATTTTTCCATGTACTGCGGCTTCTCGCCGGGGTCCATCTCTGAAGACGGCTTGATCTCATACCAAGCAAGATTGCTGTCGGGATAGTCTTTGTGCAAATGCACAGCAGGGTTAAAGGCTTTTTTACGATTGGCCTCGGCTTTGTTCTCATCTCGCCATTGGCTGACGTCGTGCACATGTTTGACTGCTTGAGCCATAGACATGCGCTGCAAACTTTCAGGGCGCAAACGAAATTTCTGCGGTAAATCTGAATCTTCGCGCACAGAGTTATGCAGTTCGTCTACAAGATGGTGAAATCCAAGATCACGAGCAAAATTAGACATTGGCAAATGAACTGGCGTTTCAGGCGCAATAGTTTTTAACCAAGGATTGTTTTCAACATCTTCTTCTTGTTTTTTGAAATGCTCTGCAGGGGCATAATTAATTGCATTGTCAGATGCTTTTTCCCAAGCATGAGCCAAATCAGATTGGCCCAACAGTTTCTGTCCCTGCAAAAACGGGATTGTTGACCTAATGCCGTTGCCGCTATAAGGCAACTGCTCAGGATTGACATGCAAAATGCCTTTCTCAGCCAATGCACGCACAGGATCGTGCTCAGTGGCCATGTCGCGCATGACGTATTTCTTGAGCGTTGAGCCAACCCAGTCATTGACTGCTTGATACCGCTTTGCGCGGTTCAGCGTATCGACCATTAGTTGTGCGCGAGCTTCGCGCTCAGGGCTTTCATGTTTGTGAAGGTTTGAAATACCGCGTTCTGCGATTTCCTTGGCCACCGGAATGGTGTCGTATCCACGATAAGTCTCAATTGTATTTGGCTGCAAATCTTGCAGCGCAGACCCAACAGATCCCTCAAGCCACTGCCCGCCTTTCTCTTTGATGATGCTAGTGGGCTGTCGTTCAAAAGATTGATTGGCCGCCATGCGCTGCTGCGCTCGACCTTGCGGCAGCAGGCTGTCGTCATCAACCTCACCGCCATCCTTCTTAAACAGCGGCTTATCGGTAACAGACGAAACGCCCTTAGCCACCATCATGGCAAGGCGAATGGCTTTGGTCGGATCCATGATTAACCTCCGCTCACATCACGGCTAATCGTCCCTGCGACTTTCTCCGCCTCGCTGGCGTTGTCAGGGTGCAGCAGGATGTCTCGCGCCAGCTCCAGCACCTGAACCTTCTCTCGGCTCTGGCGATCCAACTGACGGTTCTTGTTCTCATCCTCGTTGTCGTGATGCTTGATCTGCATCTCGTTACGCTTGGTCTCTGAGTCCATCATCTTGGCCTGAGCCATCATCATGTCTACTTGCGTATCGACCTGATTTGACTGACCGGCGGGCGCTGCAGACTGCTTGGGCGCAAAGGCGCCTTGCTGAATCTTTGCCTGCGACTCTGCGGACTTGGCCTTGGCCTCTTCGGCGCGAGCGTTGGCCTCGATCATCTTGGCCTCTGCGGCCGTCTTGTCGTTGGCCATCTTCGCCTGCATCTGCTCCATCTCCGGTGGCGGCTTCTGCTGCGCGGAGGCGGGCGCCATAAACTGCGACGGATTGTTCCAGCCAATGGCCTGCAGTGCTGCAGTGTCGATCGCAATCGGGTCGTACATTGACGGATTGGCTTGCTGCAACTGCTTCAACGCCATGATCTTCATCACGCGCTGACCATGCGAGGCGGTGTTGGGGTCGGCTTGCGGGACCAGCTCGCAGTTGGAAATGGCAGCAATGAACGTCTGTTCATCCCATTTGGTCTTTGACTTGCAACCACGCTCCCAGAAGCTCTCAGGGTGCTCCTTGAAGCACGCCACCAGCAGCTTGAACTCTTCAGACTGAGCGGCATGAACGCGCTTGTGCACAGCGTTCATCACCTTGGTTGCCTGCTCAATCATCGCAAGCGTGGTGCCCACCGGAGCATCTGCACGGCCTTCGCCGACTTGTTGCTCAGAAGTGCCGCCAATACGCATGCCTGTGGCAGCCATGTCGCTCACAAGTTGCATCAGAGCCTGCGAAGGCGGCTGATAGGGCAACGGCATGATGGCTTGATTGATCGGCATGCCGCCGGTCTTCACAAGCGCACCGCCGCCCGGCGGGACGCGAAAGATGTTGGTGTTCTGACGAGCACCGGTGTCGGCCATTAAAAAGCCGGGGAAGTTGGAGTACATGCCCGCATCAAGCAGCTCACGCCACGCCGCAGTAATCGCGTTGGTGGTGTTGCCCAGAATGTGCAGAAGGCCAATGTCGTAGAACCCAATCCCCGGAACAAAGGTGTACTTCACAAACCGCTTGAGCGCGGTCGGAAGTTTCTGATCATCTTCGCTGTAGTTGCGAACGATCGACAGGATCTCACGTGAGGTCACATCAATCGTCACCGTGTACGGAATCTCAAGGCCGGACTCGCGCCCCTTGTGCTTGTGCTCAAAGCCCTTGATGTCCAGCTCGCAGTAGCACTCGTAGATCTCACGATCTCGATCATCTGGGTTGGCAGTTGAAACAGAGATGCCCTGCTGGGCACGCTCTTCACGTTGCACGCTATCGAGCTTTGCCATGTTGGGCGTAGAGAGACTCACATCACGATACACGCCCAAGATCTGCAGGCGCTTGACCGTAGACGGGCGCAGCATCGTGCGATGCGTCACGCGCTTGGCGTTGCTCAAATCAGTGGCATCGTTGTTGACGATCAGATCATCAGCATCAATGGTCTCAGACACAGGCCGGTTACGCAGCGGGCAGAAGTACACCTTCTTGAACGAGGTGCCGCCAAAGCCCAGCATGAGCAACATGCGATCCGTGTCGGGGTAATACTCAGTAGCAACAGCCGTCAGGTAATGGTTTAAATCGCGCTCAAGCGCGTTGGCCATCTGATCTTCTTTAAGCTCGGCGTTGTTGTCGTCGTTGCGGATCTTTACAGGGCCGTCAGTGGGCAACAGCTCCGATCGAGCGTTGGCTTGAAAGCGCAGCACGGCCTCAAGCAACAACGGATGGCGAACCTTGCTCATGCCCTCAACAGGGGCACCGTCTGAGGCGCCTTGAATGCCGGGGATCTCGACCTTCAAGCCCAGAAGCTTAATGCCTAGAGCACGCTCTTCAACCCAGTCACGGCGCGACTCAATGTCATCAGAGATACCGCGCAGCAAATCACCGGAGATGCGCGACAGCTCACCCTCATCAATCTTGTCGGCAAGGTTCTCATACCACTCAGTGGGGCCTTCTTCTTCGGCCTCTTCAAGAGGCTTGCCATCCAGCGACACCGTGACAGAGCCATCACCGTGCTCAATCTTTAAGATCGCGCCCTTGTCATCAATCTGAGGAACATCGCCGTCCTCATCGGCCATCTCAACGATAATGTCCTGCTCTTCCGGCATTTGCGGATCGGCAGGGCCTTGTTGGCGGATGTTCCCCATCAGACCGGGCGTGAGCGGCATAGCGTTATCCTTTTGAGGCAGCGTCCCTCAAATTTTCCATCTCTTCAACAAATAGACGAAGTCCCTCTTGTGCGGCATTATTATCTGTTTTGCCCGCCAAAGTATAGGTTCGCTTGTGCTGGAAAGGTGCCACGCCGGTCACCTCCACTTCCCACAACTGGCACGGCCCGTCTTCCAAAGCCTCAACGGTCGCGTTGGCCAAAATCCTCTCCATCTCGCCCTCCTTATGCCGGGTACAGCGGTTCTGACTGCTTGCCGGGGTATACCACCTGCGACTCCAGCTCCGCCATGCGCTCCGGCCCGCGCACCATCATTCCCAGCTCGCGCAAGTGCCGCAAAGCCATCGATACGGTGTCCACCAGATCGTCGTGCTTGCCCTTGGGGAATTGCCCCACCTGCGAAATCACCATCTCAGACCACGTGCGATCGGGCGCGTAAATCATCCCCTCAGCAAACAAATGCTGCACCGAATACAGGCGCGACAGCTTGTCCTGACTCTTGGGGTCAAATAGCTGCACGGCAAACTTCTCGTGGCCATATAACCTGCGTATTTCCTGCGCCACCGAAATGCCAGCAGCCTTATTCTCAATCAGCAGCTTATCTACCTTCATCACCTTGCAGGTCTTGGCCACCTTCTCCACCAAGTCATGCAGCTCCATGCGCTCCTGCCAAGCGTGCATCATCATTACCTTGGGCGCACTCTCCGAATACTCACGGTTCAAATACATCGGCCGCCCGTCAGCATCCATCACACGCATCGCTACAGCCTTGGTGTCGGACGTAAAGACACCCCACACCGTCAAAGCCGACGCATCGTTCATGGTCTTGGTGGTGTAGGCGGTATCCAAAGAGGCCACGATGAAATCCATCGGCGGAAACGCCTCCTCCTCCCACAACTGCCACCACTCGCGCTTGATCACGCCGCCGCCTGCAGGCTCCGGCCGCTGCTGCAACTGCCCTGCGGCAGAGAACGGCCCCAGCGCAGACTCCAGCGCCTTGACCTCCTTCTCCCCAAACCGCTCAGGCCACAGAAGCTCACCCTCATCCTCTCGCGGATCAGCCCAGCCAATTACCGTGGCCTTGGCACGATCGCGCTCATACTTCATCGGCAAACACAGGTGAGTCCACTCGCCCATGTCCTTGGACAAAATATGCCCCGTCAAATCATCCTCAGCCAGCCGCTGCTGAATGATGATGTACGCACCGGTCTTGGCATCATTCAAACGCGTGCTCATCGTCCCATCCCACCAATCAATCGTGGTCTGAATGGTGGCGTCGGAAAATGCCTCATTGGCAGCGTTGGGGTCATCCACTACAATGATCGAGCCGCCTTCACCAGTGACAGCAGCTCCAATCGACGTAATCAACCGCTCGCCGCCTTGATCGTTGGAAAAGCGGCTCTTCGTATTCTGGTCAGAGTTCAACTTGAACCTGTGACCCCACAAGCCCTGATACCACGGCGACTCAAGCAACCTGCGACACTTCACAGAATCTCTAAGCGACAACTGATTGGCATAAGAGGCATGCAGGAACTGCACGCCCGGCCCTGATGTCGGACCTTTATTGCTCTGCGCCCATGTCCACGCAGGCAACGCCACAGAAGTAATCGACGACTTGCCCATGCGCGGCGGGATGTTAATGATCAACCGCCTGATCTCACCATCCACCACAGCCTGCAAATGCTCGGCAACAGCCTCAATCGGCCACCCATCACGCCACGTAGATGGATCAATGTACTTCCACGCATTACGTAGAAATACGTACAGGCTCTCCTCGCAGTCAGCGCGGTCAAGCTCCCTTAACTGCGCCTGCGGATCAATGACAAACCCGTTGCCAAGATCAATACCCATAACGGCGGCCTACTTACCTTGGCCTTCACTATCCTCGATATCCTGCTCGTCCTCCTCATCCTCATACTCATCCTCCTCAGACTCCTCAACGCTGGATGTCACCTGCGCCTGAGACTGCTGACGGATAATCTCGCGCAACGCCTCACGCTGCTCAGGCGTCATGTTGGTCGCATCCAACTTGCTCACCGCAGACACCTCAGCCTTGATCGGCTGGCCATCAGCACCGGTGTGCTCCGTGCGCGTCACCTCACGCCAGCCACTTCGCACCTTGGTCCAGAAAATGGCCGCGCTCACACAACCACGATGCTCCTTGTCCGTCGCAATCGAATACAACGTCTGCAACACCTGCATGTTGGCCATAGTGCTGCCTGTGGATAACTCTTCCTTGTAGTGCTTACGCAACGTCACCAGCCCAATTTTCATCATTCGCGCAATGCTTTCCTGCGGCAACCCCATCTTGGCCGCCTCCAATACCACTTTACGCAAATCGTCCTTGGGAACGTGTGCAGGTCGGCCCACACCGCGCTTGGCAACAACAACCTCGTTTTCCATAACCGCCCTTTTAAAATGAATTTATGAGCAATATAGGCACATAAATGTGTAAGGGCAAATTTTCCCTTGGGTACCCCCCCC